CCGGAACACTTTTGGTACTATAGGCTACTCTCCTAGCCTGAAACTCACACAGCAACTATTTCATCTTCAACCGCAGCTCGCTTGGGCGCGGCTGGACCAGCGGGGTGTTCAGCTGGTCGATCTGCAGCCTTCTTCCCACCGGGCTGTTCGGCGGGTTGTCGACCTCCATCGGGCTTGCCGGCAGGAGGACGACCGCCGGGCTCTGCGGCAGGCTGTCGACCTCCATTGGGCTTCCCATTAGGTAGCCGATGTCCATCGAGCTGACGCTCAATAGGCTGCACGTCTCTTGCTCTTCGTCGCAAATTCCGTCGCTGGGTCTTGGTGAGCTTCTTGGTGTTCGTGGCTGGTCGCTTGGCTACGGGCTGGTCGTTTCTTCTCTCGGCTTGCTGTCCGCCACCTTCACGCTCAACCTTCCGCTCTCCCACAACTCCTTGAAGCTGAACTGCTCCAGCTCCTCCTCCTCCGGCGGCTCCCTCAATGCGCTCTCTATCTGGCTCTTGAGCCACTTCTCCTCGTTGTTCAGGCTCGATGTTCGGGCCAGGTCCAGCAGCTGCCGCATCGTGTTGGTCAGCAGGTTCGTCAGCTGCTCGGGCATGTACTTCCGGACGCACAACAACCCGTCCATCACCATCACCAGGTGCTGGACGTTGGTCTGCAGGGAGTGCAACTTCGGCAACTCGCGCTCTATCCTCCTCAACTCTCGGAGCTTCTGCTTGAAGCAGATCCCCTCCTGCAACAACGGTGAGCGTCGTTGCTTGTTTTCCCCCGAAGATTGGCCCGGGGAATAGGTCTTCGATGCAGCTTTGGGCACCAACCGTTTGCAATCGGTCGATCTCCGCGTTGACAGTTGCCGCATCGGAACCGAGGTTCTGAGCGATGATCTCCCGCGTGTTAGGAGTATCCTCTGTGACAAATTGGACTTCGTTAGCATATTGTTCAAACCACCTGGCATCTTGATTGACTTGCGTTTCAAACCCCTTCAAGAGGTGCCTGTGATTCTCAACCAGTCGGAGAACCGCACGTGACCAATGAGATAACAACGGGGTCTGAGTGTCAGTGAGGAGATAACCAGTTGCCTTGCGGTGGAGAACCACAAGGTCTGGAACCTCCCGACCTGCCGTCGTTAAGTGCAGCTTCATGACTTGGCGTGAGACGTCACAAACCGAAAGCATCCCAACTTCCCAACGTCCGTACCAAAGGCGCCCCAAGAAGGGAACTGTCTGATCCTTGTCAACCTTTTCTGCCTTGATCCTCAAGCCCAAATTTTCACAGACTCGGGTGTAGGTGTCAACATCCACATCACCCGTGATGCCGTCATCTCCTCCATACAAACCAATTGACTGGTAGGCCTCTTCTGGTGTCATGGGCCGTCCATTGATGATCGTCAACCGGAACGCAACATAGGCAACAAAGGCGTTAATGATGGTGTTTGAGAGTGATGTGTCGGGGGATCCAGAGGCCTCCCCGTCACCTTGGTCGTACTTAACGCCATACCTTGTGTAGCCGGTCTGATTGTGCGTATTCCAGTAGATCTCCTCCAACTCCGCATGATGATCGACTGCGAAGTATGCTTTAAGAAAGCGCAAAACTAGCTCATTCAACCAATTTGAGCGTGTTCCATCAAACCTACTAAAGTCTGTAGGCACTATGTGACGCAATGCCCTACGGCAAACTTTTTCAACCCGAGCGGTGAGTTCAGCGGGATCTGCGCTGAACGCATACCAATCCAGTTTTCTGTCGTCCGCCCTATCCTTGAAAAGAGCTGCGACAGCGTAGGTGAAACGAGAATACCTCACCTTGGTTCTGCCAACCAAAGTAGATATATTCCGCGGGTCGGTGTATTTGCCGTATGCTTCGCGTTTCTGAAACGACGTGATCGTATTCGTGTTGGTATCCCACAACCATTGCTTGACCCGATCGATGATGCGTCTCTGCGTTGGTCGTTTTTGGTGTTCTACAACTTCTTCTAACTCGACAGGAACTCCAGTACCTGCTCTATCTCCAACCACGATGTTAATGAATTCCGTCGCAAAATCGTCATAGGCTGGGGGAACCCGCTTGTTGGGGTTCCGGGTCGCATCGATGCGGCCCTCAACACATGCCTTGTCATTGCTGATGCAGGCGCGAGGAACGCCTACACCCAATTTATATGCGCGATTATTGGGAACTATCTCGCGCATTGTTTCCTTAGGGTCGTCCAGTAGATGCTCGTCCCGATGCACATAATAGTGCACGGACGATGGGAAGAAAATAGTGGACAATTGAACCTGCTTGGTCAACAAGCTGGGTTGGGTTTCAATGACATGGGCAAGCAAAGCGGCTCGGGCGACAGGGTCACCCGAACTGATCCAAGACGGCGCAAGGAAATTGGGCACCCTGCCACCCATATAAGTGCGAATCGTGCCCTCAATGGATGGCATGATGCTTTCCTTGGACCGTATTGCTTTGAGATAGATTGTTTCGGCCATTGACGATGGTATCGTAGCGACAGCTGAGCCTCCCTCCAACGAATAACTCTGGTACTTGATGGCAATCTGTTTCCCATCTGCCTCCTCGGTGCGCACAAACTCCATCTTGTTGAAATTGCCAAACGTGAACTCCCGGCGCTTGAGCTCCCGCCCAGCGGTGCTCATAAAGCAGGACAAAAACCTAACCTTGCGAACCGGTACCAGCAAGACGAGGCGTCTGGTTAGATCCACAGGATCTACCCGATGTTCAACCAGATAAACATAAGTCGTGAAACCACGCTTGACGACCAGATGGTCGGTACTATAGTCCCACAACTCGTGGTCGTATGACGCCCCACCAGCGATATCAACATGAACTTTATTGTTCGCACAGGTATATACCCCGTCAGCGCACTGGCCAGCAGGCTCATTCGGGGCAAAAGTGTAAAGTAGCACCGGTCTGAACTTAGATAGTAGCTTCGGCATGTCAACATAAAAATCAACATCAACAAGTTTGTACACAAAAGGATTACTTGGTGTTGGATCGTATCTGCGACGCATCTGCAGATCTTTAGGAAAGAAGTAGTGGCGGTTACCCTGACGGCCTTTATTAAAATCGCGCTGACCCATTGAGACGACATATTCCTCATACCCTCCATTGAAGATAATCTCGGACATAATCCCGTCAAAATAGGAGCGGCGGGCTGCAGCAATAGGGTGCGAATGGCCACCCTTAGGCTGAACCTCATCGCAGATGTTAATAGCGCGAAAAGCATCTCGCAATTCCTTGAATTCGCAAGTTCTTGACAAGGCGTCTATAACCCTATCCTTAACTCCTTGATAGCTCATAGTGCAAAAGCATAGATTTACA